AAACAAGCAGACTTAATCGTATTATCGGATAACGCTTTTCAAATGCGGGAACTAGAAAAGTTCCATGAAGAGGGTTACCCAATTATCGGTACTAATATGCTTGGTGCCAAGATGGAACTAGACCGTGATTATGGTCAAGACATTATGAAGAAGGCAGGACTTGCAGTTATCCCTTCATTTGAATTTAAGGACTACAACAGTGCTATCGACTTTGTTAAAGCTAATCCCAAACGATACGTCTCTAAACCCAGTGGTGATGCAGACAAGGCTCTATCTTATGTATCTAAATCTGCAGCAGATATGGTCTTCATGCTTCAAAGATGGAAAGAAACAGGAAAAAGAAGAGACTTCATCCTCCAAGAGTTCGTCCCAGGTATCGAATTCGGAGTAGGTGCTTGGATAGGCCCTAATGGATTTGGTAAGAACATCCTAGAAGGATTTGAGCATAAGAAGCTCATGTCAGGTAACTATGGCTGTAACACAGGTGAACAGGGAACTGTTATCAAATATGTTACTAAATCTAATATCTTTGATGAAACCCTCAAACGCTTTGAAGACTACCTATGCTATATCGGACATACTGGCTATGTAGATTTAGCCTTTATTGTGGATGAAAAGGGTGAGCCTCGTCCCCTAGAATGGACTATGCGTAAAGGTTGGCCTTTATTTAACATTCAGCAAGCTCTACACAAGGGTTCTGTTGTCGATTGGATGGTGGACTTACTTGATGGCAAAGATACTCTCAAAGTTAGTTACGACACTGCTACTGGTATTGTTATCCCTATTGGGGATTACCCTAGGTCTAAGACTACGGGGCGTGACCATACAGGATTTCCTATCTATGGTTTACCCGATGAATTAACTACCGACTACGCCTTATGTGAGGTAATGGTTGGTAATGCCCCTCAGAACGACGAGAACGGTGTTACAGAGCGTCCGTGCCTAGTGACGGCAGGTGATTATGTCCTAGTGGCAAACGGGGTAGGAAAGACCGTTAAACAAGCCTGTGAACGTGCCTATAAGAACGTCAAGAAAATTGATATTCCTGACTGTATTAACGTGAGGGATGATATTGGTCGTGCTATGGAATGGCAAATACCAGATTTACAAGAGTACGGATATGCTGAGAATTGGAAGTATGAAGAGGATTCAGAGGAAGAATAATGGCTGTCAATCCATTTACCAACCTTCCTCCACCACCTCCTACTAACCAAGGTGTAGATACCCGTCAGTTTAGGGATTGGTTTTACCAAGTCTTCTATAAGACTAACGGAAACATTAATGGTCTTGGGACTTTATCTACACAAAACTCGGATAATGTATCTATTACTGGCGGTAGCATTGCCAATACAAATCTATCCAATATTAAGACTCCAGGACTTACTGGAGTTTTGTACGGAAATAATACTTCAGCAATATCAGCAATTACAGGATTATCTATCACAATTACTACAGCAAAATTAACACTTACAGGAACAAATGGTTCCATGACATTTATCCACGGCATCTTAACCTCTCAAACTCAAGCAACCTAATTATGTCCAACGCACAATTTCCCCTAACAGACGAACAACTTGAAGAACTCGTAGAAAGAGTAACTGAAAGGGTGATTAAGAACTTTTATACCTCTGTAGGCGAATCTGTCGTCAAAAGGGTGATTAAGCTGATTGGTATGGGTGCTGTAGCACTTTTACTATGGGCTGCAGGTACAGGACATATCCCTTTTAAATGAAAAAACCAATGCACCATTCCAAAACAATGTGGTTTTCTTTAGCATTGGTAGTGTTTGGGGCATTATTTGATAACTTTTCTAGTATCCAAGGAGTAATCAGTGACCGTTACTATGGCTTTAGCTATATTATTATTGGTATATTGGTTGCTATCCTAAGATTCTTAACCACCAAGCCGTTAGACGAAAGATAATGTTTCCACTAAATGTTACAACTTACATCAAAGCTGGATTGGTTGTTATGGTACTTTGTGGGTGCGTGTATCTTGGCTATGGCTATGAACATTCACGATTTGTTGCATATCAGGAGCGTGTTGAAGCAGCAGGAAAAGCGCAGGAAGCAGAGAATTCTTCAAAAGATAAACAAGCAGCACTCATCACCTCTGGAGTAAAGAATGAATATGAAGCTAAGTTGGCTAATCTTAGGAACTTTTATGGTAGTGGGTTGCACATCAACCCCAGTGGCAGTAAAACAGAGGGAATTTCCACAGCCCCCTCAGGAACTGATGCAAGTACCGCCTACTCAATACTTATTGGACAATGCAGTCAAACCACGCTAATGCTCACTGAGCTTCAAGCATGGGTGAAGGCCCAAGTAGCCCTTTAAACCATCTCTAGAGCACGAATACGGACTTCTGATACTCGTTTGCTCCAGCCCTTTCCAAATACTGGGAAAGTCTTTAATGATTCTAGGAATGCTTGTCGTTTATCACAGAACTCATTAATGGCAGTAACTGGGTTAAGTTGAGTTATAGCACTAACAGTATTATTACCGATAGCACCATCAGCAAAAACGCCCACGATTTCTTGGATAATTTTCGCTGACCTATTAACACCACTATTGATAGCACAATCAAAAAGGCAATAATCAAGTCCCGAAGGAATAGCATCTCCGTGTATGGCATCCCAGTACCTCTTTTTGTATAAAGGTTTTACATCTTCTTTAGTTAAGGCTTTCATATCGTCTACAGACACTTTATGACCAATATAGCCTTCCCATACTGCTTGAGTACATCCCCAGTTAGTAGCCCCTCCTGGGTCAAGTTTGTTGTCAACGTAGCCTCCTTCGTTCACAATCACTAGGTCAAATGACTTATTCCAATTACGGTTCACTTTTTCTTCCTTTTAGACTTTTGCACAGGGAAAGGAATTTCGTCATCTCTAACCTTGTATTCATCAATTGCTTTGGTAAGCAGACTAACAAGCCCCCACTGTACGAGTGTTTCAAGCCCTTCTTTATCGAAATCAACTTGAGCGTTGGCTGAACCATCTTTGTTTTCCTTAATGATTTTAACTTTAATATCCATATTAGACCTTTATCACCTCTCCTCGAAAGAACACCAATCCATCATCTTCACTAATGACTTGTACAAGTTCTGGCGGCATAAGTTCTCCATCACGGAATGTAAGGACTGCGAATCCTGAACGCCAGTTGACGGGCGAATCTTCCGTATAGATGTACTTGTCTCCTCCAATTGCCGACATTGTTCCTGTGTCAACGCCATATCTGTCACCATTATAATCAGTCCACGGAGTCACTTTCAAGGAATGTAGATGCCCCGTGACCATTGAGACCCCCGATTTAAGGGTGTTGTTAAATACACCATGTTGACCATTATGCCAACGGTGCTTAATCATACAAGTGTTATTAACCATCAATGACCAAGAGTATGTCCAACCAGGCAAGTGGTCGGCTAGTGCCATACCTGCTATACCCTCATATTGTCCTAGTACATTAGATAATTTGCCATCAAAGCGTAGGTCGTGGTTACCAATGGTGCGGTGCATAAAGGCTCCTGCAGGGCGTACCTTTTCAATATCACCTAGTCTAGCTTGGACTTCTTCTAGCTCTTCTTTGACCGTTGGGGTCTTATCCCACCCGATTCTATTGTGTTGGCTAATCGTGGCGTTATCCATAATGTCACCGTTAAGTACTATTCCAGCAGGTTTTAGTTTCTTAATCAGGTGGACAAATGCTCTATGGGCGGTACTGACATATCCAGGCCAGTAGTGGCAGTCAGAACCCACAATAATCAATCCATCTTCCATAGACAGATTAGTGCGGACTTTGTTCTCTGGAATAGTTAATCTTTGACTTGGCTTTTCTTTTGCTTCTAATTTAATGTTGTATTTCTTTTCTAGTCTACTTCGTCGACGCATTAGGGTACGAAGGTCAATATCTAATACTTTTGCTAATATAGTTCCCGATTGATGTTTATTCCACAACTCTATAAAATCTTCATCGTTGCATCTTGGTTGCATTTTATTCGCCCAATTTATATGTTTTGACTGGCTCGTGGCTTTTTAAGTCAACATTACACGCCCATTTGACAGCTTCTTCTGCACTTAATCCCATTCTCATACAAACCTCTGCAGCCATTGAGCCACTA